CCAACCACTTGCCCCATTTCCAATCCTTGAAAACAATGGAATAGTAGATTGCCATTCCAAGGAACCAAGGGAAGAAGAAGATTGCCCCACCTTTACCTGTATTCAATAGAAGAATAACAGTAGCAATCAGTGGTGCCCATCCAGTAAGAGCACGTCGCCAGTTGAACTCACGAACATACTCCAGATTAGGGACAACAGATGATGCAGGAACTTTAGTAAAGATATACCACCAGGTATATGTCAGGGTGATAAGCAAAGGAACAATAGTATATCCTAGGAATGTTCCATAGGATATACCCATCACTGCCATAGGTAGAACAACAGTTTTCTCTAGTGGAGACCACCAGTAGTAATGATGAACTGATAGGTAATCAATCACACCAAAATCAGAACGACGTTCCTGATCTCGTGGAGCAATACCATCTAAGAGTGGTGCCGATAAAGCAACACGTCCAGGGATAGGAAGTATACCACCCAACAGTGAGGTAATAATAACAAGGACACGATTATCCTTGATATACTTTTTTGCTAAAGCATATACGTCCTCAAGAGCACTATAATCACGGATGAATCCACCCAAGATCATAATACCAAAGATGTAACCCATATAGAGTTCATTTTTTGCAATAGATTCAAGTGTTTTTGCTAGCATTTAAAGACTCTTCAATTTTTTCATCGTCCAAATTTTTTATCCATTTGTAGTTTAGCATAATACATTCCTAAGATCCAAACGGAGAAGAGAAATCCCTCACCATAATCCATGGAATGCCAAGCGTGTACTGCACTATCCATTATACATCACCTTCCTGACGATTCTCTGAATGATGGACATCAAACTCACCGCCAGGATATCGTGCTTTGAGTTTATCTACATTCATCTCAATCACTTCATCAAGGGAAACATTCAGACCCATACATGCCTGTGCAACATACCACATAATATCACCAAGTTCACGCTTGAGGTGAAACAGATTCTCTTCGTTTACTGGTTTACCTTGAAAGATAATCTTCTTTACAACTTCAGTAAACTCACCTGCTTCGGCACACATACCAACAGAGGCAGTGAGAAGTCGATGTGTTTCAAATCCTTCTCCACGAAGTTCTTGAATACGATACTCAAAGGCATCAGCATCTTGACTGGGTTGAGATGTGACGGCATTCACAAACTCAAGATATGCATCAGTGTTTACTTTACTCATAAGTCTAAAGGTTGTTGTTTATTTTCGGGGAATTGTTTTTGTTTTGAAAAGTCAAATAACTCATCAAATTCTTCATCGGAAACTTCTTTCCAAGAACCACCTACACCACCATCCATATTAACTACGATGTCTTTGGTAGGAAGTTTTGGTCTTTCCGAGAGTTGGACTTCAACTGTTTCATAGATTGGATTAAATTGATAGTAATGCCCATCACCTCTTGTTCTAATAAGACTAACGGCGTCTTTAATAGAACCACAATCAGCAATTTTCTTGCCGGTTGGATCAAAGACTGAATAGTATCCTCTCAAAACTTAAATCCCTCAAATGATTTCTTCGGTCTATCCTCGTTATTATACTCTTCTTCTTGTCCAGAGTCAAGTATATTATCTTGTGCTGACTGTTCGCAATCATAAAGACGCATCTTAGCACGGTCAATTCCAATCACAAATCTCTTATTGACTACAGTATCATTGTATCTGTTCTTTAATTGCTTCACCATTATCTGCCCCATCAGTTCAAGTTCCTCAGTGCTAATAAGGGCAAACATAAGATCAGCAGTAGCAGGGAGACCAAAGGACTCAGAAGTGTCAGTAAGGTCAACGTCAGAGCTACCATAACCGCTACGAGTGGTCTGGGTGGCAGATACGATAGGGACCTCGGCTTCGCCAGCCAACCCTCTAAGCTCCTCTGCAATAGACTTAATATAGCTATATGAATTAACAGACATCCCCGACTTATAACGGGAGGAAGCACATATATTAAGGTAATCAATGAAAATAATATCAGGTCTAAATGACTTCTTAAGTGCAAGCTCACTAAGAAGTGCTTTAAAATGTCCACTGTGTGCGCTCGCAGTTGGATACTCTTTAATTATAAGTGTGCCCTGAGTTTTTGCTGCCAACTTAGTTACTTTGTTCTCAAACGTTGACTTAGGTAAATCTACAATGTTCTGAATAGCAACATCTAATAAGTTTGCGTCAATTCGTTCAGCAATTTTCTCTTCTGCCATCTCCATTGTAATGTAGAGAACGTTTTTCCCTTGGAGCAACACGGAGCTAGCAACATGGCACATGAATAAAGACTTGCCGACGCCTGTACCAGCAAGCGCGATAGTAAGAGTCTTATTAGATATACCCCCGCTCGTAATCTTGTTAAGGTATTCGAGATCAAACGAAACCTTCTCCTCCTTCCTGTGATAGTACTCATACCTTTCTTGATAATTTTCTAAGTAGTCGTGTCCAATGTTGTTGTCAAAAGAAACTGCCAGAGCATCAGAAAGAATAGAGGGAATCGCATCTCTACTCTTCTTCTCATCGTTTCCGTCTGCAATGTGAATAGATTCCATCAGTGCAAGATAAATCGCACGGTCACGACACCACTTTTCAGTAGCATCAGTCAACCATTCATTATCTACTGGAAGATCCGTAAACGAATTGCAGATGTCTCTGGTTTCTTTAATCTCACTCTCGTTTAGATCTGTCCGATTCTCAACCTCAATATTTAGTGCTTCGGTCGTAATGGCAGAACCATACTTCACAATGAACTGAGTAATCTCCTCAAAGATTACCTTTTCACCTCTTTGCTCAAAATATGTTGGTTCTATAAATGGAATGACTTTGCGAGAATAATTTTCGTTGCATATTAAGTTTCTGAGAATTGTAGTCTCAATTCGTTCCATAGGAGAAAATTTTCTTCGCGGCAGCATCAAGTTGCTGCATTACTTCTTCGGTAAAATACGTATCAGGGTCTTTCAGAATTGCCTTGGCATAAACTTTCTTACCATCTATCTCATAACGACCCGCAACATTTTTCCAGAGACCTCCCAGTTCACCCAACTCAAGAAGACCATAATATCGATCAAGACCACGCTCATCGTAATAAAGACGCACTGTAACAATTTGATTCTCCTTACTTAAACGTGACTTAGCAGTCTTTGCCTTGATAAGATTTCCAATGACTTCTGTTCCATCTTTTTCTTTCTTCTTGCTGAGATGAATGATGGTACTGGCAGCATACTTAAGACCACTACCACCTCCCATCTCTTTAGTAGGAACATAAGATCCGATAACATCATAGGTATGATTGGTGACGATCATAGGAATTTTAGCCTGCCCCAGTTTAAGTGTCAACATCCTAAACGCACCTTTAATCAGTTGTGATTTTGTCATATCACGAACTTGCTTTTCGTTAAGTGCGTCGGTGATCTCCTTCTCTGTGGAAAGCATTCCTAAAGAGTCTAGCACAAACATACAGGGTTTGCGTTCATCTTCAGATTTTTTTAAGTACATGTCTACTGCCTTGAGTGCCTTGCTACGGAACTCTTCAACAGTTACTACATTAACCACGACCAAACGTGAGAGATCAATTCCTCTGCTTTCGAGAAGAGATTTATTAACTGCTGCCTCGGTGTCAAAATAAAGGCAATATCCGTCAGGATTAGAATCAAGAAAGTTTTTGACGACAGCGAGAGAAAAGAAAGTCTTGCCAGTAGAAGACTCACCAGCAATGGCAGTAATCTTATTCCCAGATACGCCACCAAATATACTACCTGAAACGAGTCCGTTAAAGATGTACGAACCTGTGTCCACGTAAGTTTCTGTGTCGTCGATGTCTTTTGCCAGTTTGGTATAGTCATCTCCAATCTCTTTTACAATTTCGTTTAAAAAATCCATTATACAAAAAATAGTTCAAGGTTTACAGTTTTCTCCACATTCCATCCAATCGCATCAAGAATTGCTTTGAGTGGTTCGACAAATGACTTTTCAAATTGTAAGTCATAGTCTATGTATTTGTCAAGACCAAGTTCATGAGGAAAGTCTTGAATAAATGAGATGACATTCTCATGAATGATATTTGGTTTCTTCAAATAAACAAATTTAATTTTTTCGCCATTAGTAATAAGAGAATATTTATTTGTCAGTTTCTTCTCTTTGACATAATGGTTGAATAGAAGTGCGCCACGACAATGAATTGGAGTTCCTTTTGTATAGATGCTAGAATGAGATTTGTATTTAATAACATCCGATACTGAACGAGGAAATGCAATTTGTTCTGGCGGAAGTGCCTTAAAATCATTGCGGCACTTATCGATAAAGTTAATTACTTCCTCTTCTGTACCATTCATCATGAGTTTGAGACCGTCCTTAATCATGGTTCTACAAGGTGCAGGAGTGGATGATTTGACTGCCTCAATACCCATCATCTTAAGTTTAGGTTCAGAATACTGAACCCCCTCACTGTTCCATACGTTAAGAATATAGCGTTTCTTCGCAGTCCAAATACCACGTTCTGCAATATTCTCACGCTTCATAATCATTTTTTGATCATATGCCGCAACGTAATCCGCAAGTTCCTTATAAGATCGTTCGATGAATGGTTCCAACTTGTCTTCACAGATCTTATCAAGTAACCCCACAACTGCTGTTTTATCGTCAGACTTATGACTAAGAAATTTATCAACAAGAGGTCCCATATTAAGATAGATTGAGTCAGTGTCAGATGCAATGACATAATCGACTTCTTTGGTTTTTAAAATCTTATTTAGAAATCCGTTCATCTTATTCTCAATCCAACGGATAGAGACTTGACCAGAAAGCGTAATCGCTTCCGCATTGGCCAGTTTGTAGTAACGGAAATATTGATTACCAATAGCACCATATGCAGAGTTGAGTTGAATCTTGCGAGCCATCTGAATGTTGTTGCATCGTGCAATCTCTTTCTCCAATGCCTTAGTCGGAGTTTTTTCATAATCTTGTTTTGCAATAAGCATCTTCTTCTTATAGATGGTGCGATCCTTATAAATCTTCTCCATCAGTTCAGGTAGGAACCCACGAACATCTTTACGATACATGGCACCGTTAGCACACACTGCGCTGTCTTTATATAATTCAAAGGTCAGTTCTTCATTAAGTATCTTATCAACGGTAACTGATGGGTGCCTAGTCTCTCGGAGTGTCTCTGGAGAGATGTTGTACTGCATAATAAGGTGAGGATAGAGAGAGTTAAGGTCAAAAGACACAACCCAATCATACTTTCCCGGAACCGGTTGTTTAACATACGCACCTGCATACTTTGCATCCTTGTCTGAACGTTCTTTGGGTGGAATTACAATGTTTCTCTTTTTGAGATAATTGTAAATGATCGCATCCCACATACGAACTTGATAGAACACATCATTATAATTCACCTTAGCATCATATGCCATGGTAATTGCGAGTTCAATCAGTTTCATCTTGTCTTCCATTCGGTCAACAAGTTCCACGTCAATGATATTATATTCTACAAACTTCTGCCACCCCTTTGTATAGAAATCTTTAAATGTATCAAACTCAGAGTGATCAAGTTTCTTTTGCCCAAGTTCCACACTCGCAATATAATCCAAACGATAAGACTCTTGTGCCTTATAAGTGAACTTCTTATACAGGTTCAAATAATCAAGTTGAGTGACACCACCAACATCATAAGAAATATGTTTGCGACCCATAATAATGGTCTCACGTTCAGTCACCAAACCCCAAGGTGAAAGTCGTTTCATTAACTTCTCACCTAAGATCCTATCGATACGACGCACAAGATACGGCATATCATAGAGTTCACTATTCCATCCAGTAACAACTTCCGGAGTATTGGTTTCAATCATCCACCAACTGATAAAATCGTTAAGGAGTTCATATTCGGTTCTGAATCCTTTATAGATAACATTCTCTTGTTTGTTATTGAAAGGTCCCTGACCCCAAGTGCGAATTTGTTTAGTAGTATAATCTTGCACCGTAATAAGCAAAATTTCTTCCGCTGCAGATTCTACATCGGGGAATCCATTTTCAGATTTGACCTCAATATCAATTGTAGAAATTTTAACTTTACTAGTATCAAATTTAATCTCTTCTTCAGGATACATCTCAGAGAGATATTGATAGATGTATCGTTCATTCCCATAGATTTTGAAGTTTTCTACGCCATCATATTTTTTTATAAACTCTCTACAATCACGAACGGTGCCAGGTTCTATCGATTCAACATAATCCCCCTCAAGAGTTTTATACTTTGTCTTTTTATTAGAGGGTACAAAAAGTGTGGGATAAAACTTTTCCCTTGTAGCGAAGTGCCTTCCATTCTCATATCCACGGACCAGAAAGTGGTCACCGACCATTTGAACGTTGGTGTAAAATCTCATTATGAATCCTTTGGTGACGAACGTTGGTCTCAAACTTTTCTGTGTATATTATAGCATCCTTTCCAGCAAATTCCTCAAATGCAC